GACCACCTTTAGGCAAATCCACTACCTGATCCAAGACACTCCGGCACTCTTGGGCTTGTGGGAGAAGACATACAGCACAAACGGCAATGAGCGAATCCGGTTTAAGAATGGCGCAGAGATTATTGTGGTTGCAGCTACTAATGAGGGAGCCCGCGGACTCAGCGTGGATATGTTTTTCATTGATGAACTTCGGGATATTAAGCCTGAGGCTTGGGATGCCGCGCTTTACACAACACAAGCAAAGGCTGCATCGCAGATTCTCGCAGTCAGTAATGCTGGTGATAAGGGAAGCCAAATCCTCAATCAACTAAGGGAAAAAGGGATCGAGGACAAGACACCTTCATTGCGATGGCTAGAGTGGAGCGCACATCCGAGTTTGAAGATAACGGACCGCAAAGCGTGGGCCCAAGCAAATCCGGCCCTTGGCCACACCATCACGGCTGAGATCCTAGAACACCGAATCCGCACTGGTGAGCCCAATCAAGTGCGTACTGAGATGTTAACCCAGTGGGTGGACAATCTTGCCAGCCCTTGGCCAATCGGTGCGTGGGAATCGTGCAAAGTAGAAAATATGGTGTTTGAGGCTGGTGCATCTACATTCTTTGCAATTGATATATCACCTAGCAGAAGACACGCCGCATTAGTGGCAGCCCAGATGGATGGGGATAGGGTCAAACTCAAATGCCTACAAACTTGGAAATCGGAAGCCTCTATTGACGATCTGAAGATGGCCAGCGAGATCAATGAGCATATTAAGCGATTTAGACCCAAGATGTTGTTATTCGATCGGTACACCACTGCCGGCGTAGCTGCAAGGCTTGCTCACACTGGGGTTCCAGTAATGGAGATTTCAGGGCAACTCTTTGCCAGTGCGTGCGATGAGATGTTAGCTGCAATGAGTCACAACCGGATTGCCCACGGTGACGAATACGAACTTAGTGAATCGGTAAACTCTTGCGCAATGCGAACCACGGATTCAGGGTGGCGAATCGTGAGAAGAAAATCAGCGGGTGAGGTGGCCAGCGCGATTTGCAGTGCGATGTTGATTTGGTATGCCAACAAGCCACAAGCAGTTGCTGCCATTTATGTCAATTAGACACGCCGAGATCTTTAAAGGTGGGTTTGTCCGGATTTGTCGTATGCTAGTGCTATGGGGTTAATGTCTGCACTGCGCTTGATTGATAGTGCAGCACCCGAAAGTAAGCCAACAATCCAAGCCCAGTACGCACCGCCGGTGATGGATGGCTTCAGCGCATATTCTTATTTAAATCCTGCCGTATATGTATCACGCACCGAAGCACTGGCCGTTCCCAGTGTTTCACGCTGCCACTCACTTATAACTGGTGTAATTGGCAGCTTGCCTTTGAATCTATATCGAAAAAGCACAGGACAAGAATTAGAAGAACCATTGTGGTTACAACAACCAGATTATCGTCAACCGCGTGCAGTTACGATAAGTGCAACCGTGTCCGACTTATTTATGCACGGGGTGGCCTATTGGGAAGTTACACAAACCTTTGCGGATAGTGGAAGGCCATCTGGATTTGCTTGGGTTTCATTTGATCGCGTAACTGAAAAGTTAAATGCAAACAACACTCTTGTTATTGGCTACACAGTTGATGGATCAGGATTGCGACCACAAAATGGCTTGGGGAGTATTGTTACATTTCAAGCACTCGACTCTTTGGGGATACTGGGCCGAGGTGGTCGCACTATCAAAGCCGCATTGGATTTAGAAAAAGCAAGCGCAATAGCTGCATCAACTCCATTACCGTCTGGTTATATTTTGAATTCGGGCGCGGATTTGCCAGAAGAACAAATCACTGGACTATTGGCATCTTGGAAGTTGGCAAGACAACAAAGATCAACGGCATATCTCTCCAGCACTTTGCGGTTCGAGCCAACTAACTTCTCTCCTAAAGATATGATGTACAACGAGGCAAAACAAGCGTTGGCAACTGAAATAAGCAGATTGTGCAATGTCCCTGCTTGGTATTTATCTGCGGACTTAAATAATTCAATGACATACAGCAATGTGGTTGATGAAAGACGGCAATTTGTTGATTACACACTTCGCCCATTTATTTCTGCAATCGAACAAAGACTTTCAATGGATGATCTTACCGCCCGTGGAAATGAGGTTCGCTTCGAGTTGGATGAAAGCTTCTTGCGATCCGATGCACTCACACGCTTGGCAGTAATTGAAAAAATGTTGCAACTTAATTTGATCACACTAGATCAAGCCAAAGAAATGGAAGACCTAACACCGAACGGAGCAGGCAGTGGACCAACAGCCCTTACACCTGACCTTTAACACAACCGTTGAATCAAGCGATGCGCAACGCCGGATTATTGCCGGAAAAATTGTGCCATTTGGTGAGATTGGGAATACAAGCGCAGGCCAAGTTGTATTCGAAAAAGGTTCCATCAGTTATAACACTGGTGGCAAGATTAAACTTTTACTTGAACACAATGCAAAAGACCCAATCGGGATAATGCAAAGTGCCAGTGAGGATGCCTCAGGCATTTACGCATCCTTTAAAGTTGCACCAACAACCAAAGGCAACGATGCCCTTATTGAGGCTTCAGAGTTGCGCGATGGATTAAGTGTTGGCGTGATTGTAGATGCAGCAGAACCACGCAACGGCATCCTTTATGTAACAAAGGCCAGCCTTCGTGAAGTGAGTTTGGTTCAGGCGGCGGCATTTTCAAGCGCGGCGGTTCAGTCCGTTGCAGCTAGTGAAGCCACACCTGATCCAGTAGAGGAAACACCAACCCAACCAACCGAAGAGAGTGAGGCCAGCGTGGAAAACGCTACCCCAGCAACCGAGGTAGAAGCCCAAAAGGTCGAAGCCTCACAACCATCACATACTCCAGTGGCACACACTGAAGTTCGTTCACCAATCAAAACCAAATCACAATACTTGCAACACTCAATCTACGCAAAACTTGGCAACGATGATTCACAGCAATACATCCGCGCAGCTGATGCATTTGCACGCAAGGCAATGACATTTGCCGATGACTCGTTCACCACAAATCCTGCATTTACGCCGGTGCAATATGTTCCAACAGTTATTGATACATCAATCGGTGCAAGACCAACAATTGATGCATTAGGTGGAGCCCGTACCCTTCCTGCCAGCGGAATGGTTATTTCTCATCCTAAAATCACAACTTCAGGTACGGTCGCATTAACTGCTGAAGGTGCTGCACCATCAGAAACTGGCATTGTGTCCGCTTATGTAGATGCAACTGTTAAGAAGTACGCCGGTTTACAACGCTATTCGCAAGAGCTTCTTCTAAGAGCAGATCCATCATTCTTTGATGCGATGCTTGAGAATATGACTCGAGCTTACAACGGTGCAACAGATGCAGCAGTTATTGCTGAAATCGTAAGTGGTGGAACACTAGCCACATCACAAGCAACAACCATTGCAGGTATTCAGGCTTATGTTGCGCAAGCAGCACCGGCCGTATATGCAGCAACCGGCGAAGTTGCAACAGCATTTATTGCTGGAACAAGCATCTGGTCATTATTAATCGGTGCCGCGGATTCAACTGGGCGCAGCATTTATTCAGCGGCTATGCCTTCCAATGCAAATGGACAATCCACACCACGCTCATTGCGCGGCGATGTAATGGGATTGGATCTTTGGGTTGATAGCAAGATGGTTTCAACAACAATCGATGATGCAGCTTTCATCGTGACACCATCTGCAATCGCAATTTACGAATCACCAGTCCTACAACTTTCAACCAATGTGCCTTCATCGGGCGAAATTGAAACAGAGTTGTTTGGATTTATGGCAGTCAAAACGCTTACAGGCGCAGGCTTGCAGCGTTACAATATGACCGCCTAATAACAAACCCTAGACCGGCCGCCCCTTGCCCCTAGTCCGGCAGGGGGTTGGCCTCTAAACTGAAAGGAGTATCCAATGGCCGCTACATTTGTGACGATGGCTGAGTTGAGAACAAATCTTGGCATTGGAACTTTATATTCAGATTCAGTGGTTGAAGAAGTCTGCCAAAGTGCTGAGGATATTGTCAGCAGCTATCTTTGGTACGATGATTATTATGCAACAGCCCAAAAATTAACCAGTGGCGTTTGCACACTTTACTTTGACAATCCAGTTGGCCTTTATTTAGGTCAGACCGTAGTTATAAGCAATGCGGGATCAAAATACACAGGCAGCAAAACAATCGCTTCAATGCCATCTCATTATTCGATCACCTATACAGCCAATGGGCAATCCACAGATGAGCCACTGCACGCGATCCGGCCACCGGCCAGAGTAGCTGCAACAACGCACATCGATTACGCAACTACCCCAGCAGTGCGCGAGGCTTCAATGATGATCGCCGTAGATATTTGGCAGGCAAGGCAGGCACCTTCCGGACAAGGTGCAAGTATTGATGGATTCGTTCCCTCACCATTTAAAATGGGCAACACTCTTATCGCAAGAGTTCGCGGCCTTCTCGCCCCGTATATGGCACCAACGGCAATGCTCGGTTAAATGCCTACCGCAATCACAACCCTACGAACCACACTGGCCACCACTTTGGCTAACGCCGGTGTCTGGTCCACCTTTGCCTACCCACCATCCAGCCCCATTGCCAACTCAGTGGTGGTTATGCCGGATGATCCCTACCTTGTGCCCAACAATCAAACGCGGTCTAGTATCCAACCATTTGCACGGTTTAAGATTATGATCTTGGTGCCACAACTCGACAATCAGGGCAACCTCAATACCATCGAAACCTTTGCAGTGGCCGTGTACACCAAACTGGCAGCAGCTGCGTACGCTTTAAATATCTCAGGATTCAGTGCACCTTCAACCCTAGAATTAGCAACGGGTAATCTCTTGACAATTGATTGCGCAATTGAAGTCCTAACGGATTGGAGTTAGCAATGAATTATAAAGTATTGGCTGGGATCGTGGGTGGCAAACCTGCCGGTTCTGTTATTACTGATAAGGACTTAAGCCCAAACACTAATATTGAAGCACTCATAAAGGGTGGGTCAATCAAACCGATAACCGAAAAACCAAAGAAAGATGAGGCAAGCGAATAATGGCAACAACAACCTTCTTAAACAATACTTTGGTTGTGACGCTTAACTCGGTCTTGATAAGCGACCAAGTGACAGCAGTTACAATCAACCAGACCTTTGACGAATTGGAAACAACTTCAATGGGCGGCAATGGGGCTCACACCTTCGTTAAGGGCTTGGAATCCAGCACCGTGACAATTGATTTTCTCAACTCATATGCAGCTGCTGAGGTAGCAACAACATTGCAGTCAGCATACGGAACAACCGTTCCCTTGATTATTAAGGTGACAGATGCAGCCGTCAGTGCTACAAATCCTGAGTACCAAACCACGATTCTTGTAAACAACCTCACACCAGTTAATGGTGCGGTTGGGGATCTAAGCACGCAATCGATTACTTTTACCTGCAACAGCCCAATCGTTGTAGATATAACCGCGTAACAACTAACCTGAAGGGCTAGGCAATGGCTAAGTTAAAGATCACACGCACCACTGGTGAGGTTCAAGAGTTTGAAATCACACCAACAATTGAATACGCGTTCGAAGTAAACAAAAAGAAAGGCATTCACAAAGCCTTTGCAGAAGATCAAATGCAAAGCGATGTGTATTGGCTTTGTTGGGAAGCCATCCGGCGATCCGGCGAAACCGTGCCAGTGTTTGGTGAGAAGTTTCTGGAAACGCTGAAGGCAGTTGAGGTATTAGATAGCGACCCTTTAGGGGATTGAGTGGCAGAGATTCACTCACCTATTTGGTCGCAAATCTAAGTGTAGAAACTGGGATTGCTCCCAGAGAGTTTATCGGGATGGACCCCGTG